AGTGATTCGATGATGCTGCTCTTGGACAGTCCCATTGGGTTGTTTGTTTTAACTGAAGTAATTATACAATAAAAAAAGGGGTCCGAAGACCCCCAGTGGACAGTTAGGAAAGTGGATCACTCACCCTCTGCTTCTTTAAGTTCCTCAATCAGGTCCTCTTTCTTATGGCGTCTATCGAGTTCAATACCCAAGGTTCTGCCATACTCCTCAAGTTCTTTCTTGTTCATATCTTCCAGAACAGGTGCTTCCACAACAGGTTCTGGGGTAGGTGCAGGTGCCTCTACAACGGGTTCTGGGGTAGGTGCAGGTGCTGCCTTAACACCTCTGATCAGATCTCCAAACTTACTCATTTGCCGTAGCCTCCTTTCTTTTTCTTATCTTTTTTGGATCCACAGGATCCCTCAATGATTTCAGATCTCTCTTCATCAGTGAGTGTAAGCATCTTCTTGAGTGCTTCTTCTTCAGTGAGACCTTCATCAATCAGATGACCTTTGACAATATCAAAGAGGTCTACACCAGCCAGTCTCAGACCAGGATTACCTTTTGGTTTAGGAGTTTGTTTCTCACCAGGAAGATGTGGACGACCACCTGGAGCCTTAGGAGTTCCAGGTCTACCTGGTTCACCAGGAAGTGCTGGTCCACCAGCCTCACTAACTTGCTCAACTTCCTCTTTTCTGACAGGATTTGGAATACCCATTCTATATCCACCTGCGGACACGGTAGGTCCAAGGAAACCATCGCCTCTCTTTGCTCTGTTAAGAGTTGCTAGAGGTTTGTCAGGTGTATTAGGTTTATCAGATCTTTTTGGTGGTGTGCCAGACTCCACATTCTTAACTGAAGGAGGAGCAGAAGAAGCAGGCTGCATAGGTTTGGTAGCACTAGGAGTAGGAGTTGCACTACCACCTCTAGGTTGATTCTTAACTACACCATCATAAAGTTTTTTAAGATCAACTTCTTGAAGGTCTTCACCTTCCATTTCAGCGTGTTCATGCATTTCGGTGACAAGAACTTCAAGATCCTCCACAGGAATCATTTCTTCTACACCATGCTCAAACACAACACTGTAATGAGTGACTGTACCATCCTCAAGTAAAGTGTGCTTACCAGGGATGCAGGCACCTTCACCATGCTCCTTATGGCAAACTTTTTTCGCACAATTGTGCTTGGTCTTTTTATCCTTATCTACACAATCTTCTTTCTTTTCATAGACGGCGGCAACTGCCTCCATCATTGATTGTGCTTGTTTTGCAGTGAGTCTTTCCATCAATCAGTTCTCCGTGATGAGTTCAAACCATTGATCACTCATTCCACTAATAATGGAATCTGCAGATTCTACGTCAGTGGCGTAACCTTCCTCAATGAGGTGTGTTACAACCTTTTCATAGATCTCTTTTGTCTCTTTTAATTGCTTTGGGGAAGGTTTCATCTGTAGACAGTTTTTCTATACACTTATTTATTCAAGCGATTAGTTCAATGAACTCTCCCAAAACTTTCTTATTCATCTTCTTGCTTTTCAAACTTTTAGCAAAAGCAGATTTGATTTTTGCTTTACTAGCACCATCATCAACATCAAACTCAGAGTTGCTAGACAGTGCAGTGCCAGAAAGTCCAAAGTAAGTATGATATCCAGATTGACGAATTGCAAATGCACGTTCTTTCTTCCAGATCTTCTGAGTCTTTTCAAACGCTGCAGTATTCCAACCAGTGTAGCGGCGAATGAAACTATTAGCATCACGCGGTTCAAGAACACGAATACCAATAAAGTTCACATCCACAAACTTGTCGCGAAGATTGCGAAGAAGAACATCAGTAAACTCATACCACTCACAATGAAGAGAATATGTGTTTCCAGTCTTGCGATCCCTAAGGAAAGCATTATGGTGAATTGAACTAGTTCCAATGAAAGGTTCGTGTTCCCAATGGCGATGGAACTCGCGATGATACTTCAGAGGTGCTGCTTCACCATCACTAAGAACAACACACTGAACTTTCTGCAGTTTGTTTTCCTTTTTGAATTGAGGAAGAATCTGATGCAGTGCCAACATTGCTTCATTCAAAGGTGTTCCAGAAAGACTCAATCCAGTGGGAATAGCAAGATATCCATACTTACGATAAGAACTTGCCAAACGGAAGAAGTTTTTCATCTGCTTTTCCAAATCTTTGATTTTGGTCTTGCTAGTGAAAATATTCATCATACTGAACCATTCAGCAATGTAGAGAAGTCCTTCACGCTTTTCATAAGGAAGATCACGAACGCCATAAGTACCATCTTCATTCCTAGGAACGAGAGGATAGTCATTAGTGAAAGCGTACACTTCAAAAGGAATGGAAACTTTCTTGCAGAACCACATCAGGTTGTAGAGTTGCTTAAGAGTATCCAGGAGAACATCAACCATAGAACCACTCCAGTCAAGAACAAATACAAGACCGTGATTCTTACCATCGGCAAGAGTAGTTACTTTCTTGAAAAGATCTTCATTGTACTTGTAGGTATGAAGTTTGGAGCAATCAAGAACACCAGTGCGAGCAGTGGTGGCGCGAGCATAAGAGTCTGCTGCTTTTTTACACTCAAACTCTTTTACAAGATAGTTGACTTCTTTCTGTGCAGATTTTTTGAATTTCAGAAACTCCTTGTCAACAGAACCAAAGATATCCTCTTCAGCAATTTGATGTTCTTCCAACCATTCATCCCACTCACCAAATCGTGAATGCACTTCAGAATTACTGACAATAATCCTTTTCAGATCAATTTCAGGAATCTCAATATAAACATTTTCAATACCATCGTTACGTGCAAGTTCTTTCAGAGCATCTTCCAGACTATCCATAGTGGAAACTTCTGGTTCATCATCATTTTCAGTTCCACCATAAGATTCACCTTCTTCAGGTTCTTCTGAACCAAACTCATCAGATTCTTCTTGAGGTGCATCATTAGTTGGCTGCTCAATACCAGGATCCTGATCATTATTAACTTCAGGTTGATCTTCACCACCTTCTTGACCACCCTGAACTTGAAGATCGTCGGTCTTGGTCTTTATCTCCTGTTGCTTCTTACAGAAGTTGTAGAGTTCTTCAGCAACATCCAGAACATCATCAAAGGTTTCTGTATTGGCGATCTTATCAATCAGAACACTTTCTTGAGAACTGAAATCAATATCAACAAAGTTGCCAATCTTGAAATGAAGATTTGCCTTGTCAGCAAGATTCATTGTGTTCAGATTTTCATCAGCAATCTGGAAGAAATCTTCTTCAGCAAGTTCTTGATATCCACGATAGAAAGTTTTGGAGATACCAAGGTAACGACGCTTCATCAACTTCTCAATACGAACGTCTTCAACCACGTTCACGAACTGAGGGGGAATATTTCTAGAACGGAACCAATCGTTATCGGGGGTGTACAAAGCGTGCCCAACTTCGTGACCCACGAGCATATCATATACTTGCCCACTTGCCTGCTGCCACATCGGCAAAGTCAACACACGGGTGTGAACATTGAAGCAGGCAGTTTCAATATTCTTGTGCTCAACCACCAGGTCTTCAGTTGCCAGAAGTTTAGCAAGTTGAGATTTGATTTCGTGGCGAATCATCGAGTTCCATTCGTATGGACATATAATACGACGAAACCGCCTTATCAGGGCGGTTCTTGTGACGCTTTTTAAATTGTCTGAGTGCTTCCCTACGTGCTCTCATTGCTTGAGGTTTGAGAGTGGGTTTCTGTTCCTTACTGGAATGATGCTGCCAGTTTGGGGTAATCATTACTCCTCCGTATCTGAAGATACTCTACGTGAAAATCCTTTGACTTTATCAAACATTATAACACTTTCAAATTTGTCACGCATATCTTGTTTGTGAGAGATGACAAAAATGTTAGCGTCTTTGATAACATATCGGATGATCTTGAGGAACTCATCAGTTCCAAATCCATCAAGTGAAGAGTCAAACACTTCGTCCATAATCAGCAGGTTGGTGTTTACAGAGTTTTTGACACGCGCTACTTCACGCCAAGTGAATAATAGGGCAAGGTCGATTCTCATCTTTTCACCTTCGCTAAAGGAACTATACGAGAAATCTTCGTGTATAGGGGACTTCACAGTTTCCTTGAATTCTTCATCAAGATGGAAGTTAATGTAGAAATCCATCATCTGAAGATAGCGATTAACCTGCTGGTTAATGAAGGGAAGATACTTTCTTATGATCTTCGTTTTTACTCCGTCGTCTTTAAGTAGTGAATATGCAAAATCGTGATGAACGATTTCTTGTTTTTTGTCTGACAGTTCAGCAAATGTGTGTGCCAGATTGGATTTAAACTCGTCTAACTTTTCATGTTCAGTATTTCGGTTTGCAAGGTTCTCGGTAATAGTTTGAATTTCCTGTTCAAGATCTCGGATTTGTCGTTGATTTCCGCTAACCCGAGTATTGTTTTGAGAAATGCCATGCGTTAGATTCGTAATCTCCTTAGATAGGTTGTTAAATTGACGTTCTCGCTCTTGTTCAAACTTTATGGTTGATTCCAACTCGTTGAAACCTTCCTTTAGTTCCTTTGCCGTATTTTGAACGTCGTCAATTTTATTTAACCGGAAAGACTCTTCTATATCCTGAGTACAAGTGGGGCATACCGTATTATCCATAAAGAACTTATGCTCTTTCGTAATAGCAGATACTTTTGCAGACAGTTTTCCACGAAGTGTGTTTAGTTTCGCTAACTTTTGTCTCGCACCTGCAACTTCTTCTTGTCTCTTTGTAGTGTTTTCTAACTCTTCTTGAAGTTTGTTATTCTGTTTGATATATTCATCCACTTCATTCATAAGATTTGTAATCTTAGAGTTATTCCCATCAATATTCTGCTTACCGCGATTCTCCAACTCATCGATAAAGTTTTGTTGCATCTTCATCTTGTCTTTGAGAGTTTCCTTCTTCAAATCAAGAGACTTCACCTGATCTTTTTGAGTACGAATCTTATCCTTCAGGATATTATTCATCAACGAGAAGATACGAATATCCAACAGATCTTCAATCACTTCGCGACGATTAGCACTCGTCAACTGCATAAAAGGCACAAAGGTGCTACTACCCAGAATCACAATCTGAGTGAATGACTTGTAGTTTACTTTGAGAATATTATCTTCCAGCACACGTTGCATTGCACGGTCATCTGCTTCACGATGAAGTTCAGTGCCGTTTACAATAATATCAAACACATTGGGTTTGATCCCACGTCGCACAACATACTGACGGGTATTGATCTCAAACTCAATCTCAACTAAACAATCACGTTCATTTGTGGTATTTGCTAGTTGAGGTTTATTGATTTTACGAAATGGTTTATTGAACAGAACAAAAGTCAATGCATCCAGCATTGTAGATTTGCCTGCTCCGTTAGTTCCGATGATAAGGTTGGTGTTATTTTTTTGAAAATCAATTTCAGTAAACTGATTACCTGTAGAGAGAAAATTTTTCCACCTAATCTTCTGAAACGTTATCATCTAAATCTCTGGGAGGAATCACAATATCATTCGGTGTCACCACCGCGTACTTATAATTATACCTCTTACAGGTGAGAATTGCAAGTGCGTCATCAACCTCCACAACATCCATCTCTGCCTCTTCATCCTCTTCTAGATGCATTGCATAACGCTCTGCGTCATCTTCTTCTTCAAAGAGAAAGAGCACCTTTTCACCATATCGATTTTGTACGGCATAGGCACCCTCTTCTTTTGAATCTCTGAGCGTTAGTAAGAACATTACTCGACCTCGCAAGCTTGTGAATAGACTTTCTGAAGGATTCCCTTGATAATAGTACTATCACAATCAAACTCTGCCTCGTCGATATATCGATTTAAGATAGAGATAGTGTTTTCACTTTCCTCAACTTCAAACTCTTCATTCTCTTGAACAGAGAAGTTTTCAACGATCTTTAGATCTTGAATACCACAGGAATATAACTTATCTATAAACTTTTCAAACTTCTTAGGTTCGGTTTTCTTCCTAACAATGACTTTTACAATTTTACCTACGTATTCAGTAGTATCGAATACTTGATAGGGGGTGTCATCATAGTAGATGTTGTAAAACAGTCTGAATGGATTATCAATCTGCTCAAAATCAAGAGTATCAGTATCAAAGATTGTGAACCCACGAGGATCGTTCACATCATTCCAGAACATCTCATATGGATTGCCTAGGTAGAAGATTCGTCCGTTGTCTGATCGTGTATGGTAATGACCCGAAAATGTCCGCTCGAACTTCTCAAATAGTGAGCTGTCCATACCTTCTTCCATGACGTGTCCGCGATGCGCTCTAAATCCGTTGAGCTCAAGGTGCCCCATCGCGCACGCGCTAGTTGAAACTTTAATTGATTCGATACTGCTCTCAGTATTTTCCGCATTGATCCAAGGGATAAACAAAACTTGTAGTCTATCTATCATAAC